CTAATTCCTTTCTTAAAAAAAGAGGAAGCAAAATCGCTTCCTCATTTTCATTTTCTAGACAACAAAAGCGTTAAGTGTTGCTGCACCTGAAACTTTAATATGTATTTTTCCATCTTCCTGCATATAACGAGCAGTATCGTTAAGAGGAATAACAATTGTCTTACTTGCCGCAACAACCGTTTCCACATCCCCTAAAGCAGAAGCATATCTATTTCCTGCTTTAACAGTTACAGTAACATCTGAACTAGATGTGTTTTTTATAGCAACGGCCATTCTCTGTTCTCTTTTTAATGGAATAATAGCAATATCTCCTGCGCTTAATGTAAGTTCTTCACATACCACACCCTTATTTATTCCATATGCATAATTAAGTGTTGCATTTTTATTTGCCATATTTTATTCCTCCTATATAATTGTTTCTGCCGCTGGCTTAAATTTAATAATAACAATTTCTTTTGGTCTTATTACTTTACCACCATATAATGTTAAACCTTTTAGTTTAGTACCAAAGTTATTTTCAGCACGTACTGTTTCAATATTTTTAACAGTCTGTGCAAATGCATAAGATTTTTTAGTTCTTAAAATTATATTTTCAAAACCATCTTCTTTATAAAGATTGTTTGTTAACATAATTTTAGTTAAACCAAAACTTCCAAAATAACCATTGGCAAATAGGTCCTTATTATCGGTTTTATTAATGATTCCTGCTAATAAGAGTTTAGACTGGAATGCTGGAGAAACTTCCATTACAATTTCTTCATCTTCAGGAACATCTGCTTCATATAACTTCGACTGTGCATTGGAAATTAGTGAAAGCATATTTGCAGAAGTAAGATTTTCTGCATCAATAATCTGAGAACTTTTAGAATTATAAGATTCTACAATGTTTCTATAAATAAATTTATCATGTGCTTTTGCGATTGCATAACCAGCCTTTTTACTTAATTCTTGAAGTGGATTAAATTCTGTCTGTTTTGCATCAACATCTTTTAAAAGTTTTCCAACATAGTCTGCTTCTGTAATTACAACTTTATCTAAAGTGTTTTCTACATCGGAAAATTCGATGTCTGCGCCTGTATATTTATGAATTTCAGGGTCTTCTAAACCTAAAATATTTAGAGTATCACCTTTTTTGGTAATTTTCCCTGATACTTTATCCCAACTGTTTGAAACAGCTACTGCCCTGCTTTTTCTTGCCAATTCTACTTCTTTTGCAACTACTTCCTGTTGCATTACTTCTCTTTCAGTTACACTCATTGTTTTTTACTCCTTTATCATTTTACGACGTAATTCCCTTCCAAATTATGTCTCTGTTTTTAATAAAATCTTTGTCACTCATTTTAGAAATGGCGTCGGGAGTTAGACTACCCATATTCGCATTATCATTACCACCTGTTAAACTACCTGTAGACAGTTTACTATTTTGTGATTCCTCATCTCTTATATTAAGTTTTTCTTTTAAAGATTTTATCTCACTTTCGTATGTTGATGCTTGATGAAGTCTATAAGCTAAAGATAAAGATATTCCTTGACTTTCCTTTATTTTAAATACTTCTTCAGGAACATCTCTTAAGTTAATAGTTGGATATTCTTTTCTAAAATTCTCAATTTCCTTTTTCAATTCTTCCCTATTATGTATTTCACTTAGGTTGTTATCTTGCTCCCTGACCTTTCTTTCAAGTTCAACAATCTTCTGTGCAGTTTCTTGGTCAACACCCTTTTGAGTATATTTAGACATTTCTGCTTCCTTTTTTTGATTTTCAAGAATGTCCATAAATTGCTCTAAATTAACTCCCATAAAATCTGCATATCCCTGCAGTTGATTTGCATATTTTAAAACTGGGTTGTCTTTTAGTGCATTATACTGCGAATGAACTTTATCGTAATTCATTCCTTTTTGAGCATACATAATAGCCTCTTCAGGTGTTAGCACTTTTTCCTCACCGTTGTACTTAACTTTGAATTCACTTTGATTGGTATTTTCAACTGAATCTGTTTTTTCTTCCGGTGTATTGTTTTTATCTGTTTCTACATTGGTTGATGTATCAACATTTAAATTATCGTCTTGGTTTAGACTTAAATTATCATTATTTAAATTTTCCATTCTTTATCTCCTATTCTTGTTCAATATATAGATTTTCTATTTCTTCGGGTGTTTCTATATCAAGATTTTCATTTTGATTTACCTCCATTACATCTGCTTCTGTTATACTGCCAGTAGGAATATTAGTTTCTTCCGGCTTAACTTTTGCTGGTTGCTCATACATCTTTAATTCGTTTATAAGTTTTGATTTATCCTGTATATATCCATCTGGAATTCTTTCCAAGTACTGAATTGTTGTTATTTTATCTTGCAATAGTAAATTATCTAATGTTTGTACTCCGGATATCTCTGTCCACTGTGAACCTGCACCAACATCTACTTTTAACCTTATTGGAAGTTCCTTATATAACTCTGGATTTAAAGTTACATACTGTTCATTCTCTCCCTGTGTTAAAACTGCCACTCTTGGATTTTTATAATAACTCTTAATAAAATCAAGAATAATTCTTCCGAAATCTTCAAGATACTGGTAAAATCTTGTTTGGATATTTTCGAGAGGTGTCATTGCTGTTTCTTTCATCATAACAAACGCTGATGTGTTTTCTGGTCTTACATCACCCAAAACTATATCATTTGCACCCATACAATCTTGTGTATTTGTTTTTATACTATCTTGAATTCTATATGTATCTGTTGATATAGTTGGAGGTTCCAAATACTTTGCTACCTCGTTAGGATTACCTGCAACTGGTATTGCTCCTCCGACTTTGTTACTCCATTTATCAATCTTTGATTGATTATAAATAACTTTAGGTGCAACAAATTGCATTGTTGCTAATAATTGTAGGGAAACAAGTTTGTTATAAGCAACCTGATTAGGAATTACTTCTGTTAATTCAGGAACACCATAAAAACAATTTTTTCTCGTTCTCCAACACATATGCGCTATCGGATACATTGTAAGTTTTGTGTCCCATTGCGGCTTTATAATTAAATTCTCAGTTGTTTTAATTGCCCATATAGTTTTAGTAGTTGATTCATACCAATATTTTAAAAGGACTGTTGTTTTCTTAAGATTTTCTGACTCCTGTTGTGCCATATCCCCAGCTTGTCTATCTTTATTTTCATCTTCCGTAAGAGCCGATAATTCACTTTCTTTTATTCCATTGGCTAGAGCCTCTTCTTTTACCCTTTCTATTGGTTGACGATAACTGATAATAATCGATGGCTGTTTATGGATATCTTTTTCATTTTTATCAGCTGGGAAAACATTTACATTATCGAGAAGTTCAGAATCGATATCTCCCTTTATTTTTTCTCCACTCGGTGAATAAGAAATAAGAGAATCATTCCAGAATACATGCATTAGTAAATCTCCGGATATGACACAATCTTTTAAACCTTCTAGATTTTTTGAATCCATTTTCATTCTTTCGCAAATTGCTGTAACATAATCTGTTAATGTATTTGATACTGTATTCAAAGATTCTTTATCTTCTTCACTTTGGCCGAAATACATTGCAGAATACTTTATTTTTGTATTTCTTGACTTTATTGCTGAAATTTGAAAATCTGCAATTTTCCTGATAAAGTTAAATACAGGAGTTGGAACATCTGAAGAATTTATTTTTCCCCAGTGGTCTCCAGCATAAAACCTTTCATTTACATTCACTTTATCAACAAGTTTAATTGATGTATTATATTCAACTCCTGCTTCATATTCTGCATATACCTCTTTTGCAGTCAGTTGTTTTATTTCTGCCACATTGTCACCCCTTATTCGTATGGACTATATTCAATCATATCTCTTATGTTGCCTAATTTTTTCTCTTCATTATCTTTTTCTTCTTTGTACTCTTTGTAAATGCTTTTAATAGTATCAATTTCAGCTTTGTATTTTTTGAAAAATTTCTCTTTTTCTTCATTATTTTTTTTAAGCTGAGCATCTATAGTTTTAAAATGTTTATAATTTAGAAATTCCTTTATTACTAAGAATATAAGGACTAAAGAAATTAATATTTTAAACATATTTTCAATCATTCTCCTTTAATTAAACTCTAAAAAGTCTTGGCCTATTCTACCAGATGTTATATGTGAATAAGATTCTTCTTTTTTTGGTTTTTCTATCTCAAAATTGTATTTTCTTTCTATGGTTTTTTGTTTTAATGCTGGCCTTGACATTATTAAGTATCTTAATTCATCTAAAGCGTGGTCATTTTCCTTTTCTGGTTCATCCTTTTCGCCACTACCTGTTGTATTTGGGGCCCATCTATAAGTTTTGAATTCATTTATCATCTCAACGCAATTTGCGAATATAAATAGTTTTGGTTTCATTTCACCTTTTATATTTGGTTGAAGTTCTAAATATTCTTTTACTCTTTGTATACCTATGAGCTTGGATTTATTAACATCTGTATTGCATGCTATACCGTTTTCTTCAAACATTTCAACAACAGTTTTTTCTGCAGCAAGTGTTTTTTGAAGTGCAGCACTATCTATCAATGCATTAAGATAACCTCTTGAAGTTCGTTTCCATCCAAGCTCATCAGCAATGCTATGTATTATTTTCGAATGTTCTTTAATATGCATTTGTCTTTTGTAATGTTCTGCAATAACATATACGTTACCATCATAATCAACTGCATAAAAATGACAACTTAAAGGATGATTATAGCCTGGGTCAATACTAATACCGTAGTGCCAATCTTTATCCACTTCAAACGGTTCTATTACGTGTACCTCTTCGTTAAATTCTTTGTACACAAGGCCGCTTAACGCAACAAATTTTCCATATTGTCTTGCTTCTCTTTCCTCTTTTGTCATTGTACTTTCAAGTTGCGTTATTTCTTTCTTTGTCAAATATGGATTATCGGCCCATTGCATAAACCAATATTTAACTTCTGGGTCTTTTAACTTATTCAAGTAAATTATATCGTATACCCAAGTTAAACCCATAAGTGGAGTCATTGTACCCCACATATCGCCTTCTGTGTCTACTACTCTCATTTTACATTCAGAATAGATATCTTTTGGTGGTTCTTCGTCAAACCATACATAATGTAGCGAAGTACCCTGAAACTTTGCACGACCCTGTTC